ACTCTTGCAAAATGATTACTTCTGCTGTACGAGGTGTATTTTTCAATCAGATTGAAGTTAGAAATGAATTTTTGAATTTAATCAAAAAATAATGGCACGAAAAGGAAAATATGGTCAAAGAATTGTAAATGAGATTTGTGATTTAATTCGTCAAGATACTTATTCTATTGAGGAAATATGTGTAATTGTGGGGATTAACCCTGACACATACTATGATTGGATGAAGAATAAGCCCGAGTTTTCCGAGAGGATTTCGGCTGCTCACGCAGAACAGAAGCATTTTTTTCTTGCAGAAGCAAAAAAATCAATGCTAAAATTGATACAAGGGTACGAATTTACTGAAGAGAAAACTCTGATCGGACAGCAAAACGGCAGAAAATCGAAAAAAAAAGTAACCGAATCGTCTAGACCAGAAGTTAAAAAAGTTGAGAAAACCAAAAGGCACATTCCACCGGACTCAAGAATGATCATATTTGCACTCACGAATACTGATCCGGACAAATGGAAGTCTCGTCAAACAAATGAGCTAACCGGAAAAGGCGGAAAGGATTTGATTCCGCAAATGGATTTTAGTAGGTTAACCGATAAAGAATTGTTAAAACTCCATTCTCTGCACCAAAAAGCAACAAATGAAATTTGATCCGTCAACAACACTTGCGCTAAAGATTGAGTTGTTCAAGCGTGGTAATTATGATTTCATTACGAATGTTGATGGAAAAAACCACAAAAAGCAGGCTCAAGCACTTGCAATTCTCAACGATAAACAACACGTTGAAATTTTGTACGGTGGTGGTGCCGGTGGTGCGAAAACATGGACCGGTTGCACGAATCAAGTCTTTAAGTGTTTGGCATACCATGGAGTACATTTGTTTGTTGGACGAGAATCGTTAAAGAGTTTGAGGCAATCAACTCTGAAAACTTTTTTTAAGGTTTGCAAAGAGTACGGACTTGTTAGAGATGTGCATTACAAATACAACGGTAGCGACCACTATATTGAATTTTTCAATGGAAGTAGAATTACTTTTTTAGATTTATCGTATATGCCTTCCGACCCTCTTTACGAACGTTTTGGATCAATGGAATTTACAGAAGGTTGGATTGAAGAGGGAGGAGAGATTCATTTTGGGGCTTACGACACTTTGAAAACGCGTATCGGACGACATTTGAACGACAAGTACGGTTTGTTGAGAAAACTATTCGTAACCTGTAACCCGAAAAAAAATTGGCTGTACAGTACATTTTACAAACCAAGTAAAGACGGAACTTTGCGAAGAAATATGATTTACTTACCTTGTTTGGTTTCAGATAATCCATATATTGAAACAGACTACATCGAAGCTCTCGAATCAACAACAGATAAGGTAAAAAAGGAACGCCTTTTGAAAGGTAATTGGGATTACGACGATAATCCCAATACGATGTGCGACTACGATGCAATCCAAGCCATTTTCAAGAATGATTTGGCAAAAAAGACAGGCGAAAAATTCCTCACAGCAGACATCGCACGCTTCGGAAGCGACAAGGCACGAATTGCCGTTTGGGATAACTGGACAGTTATTGAGCATGTTTGTTTTGACATTAGCAAAACAACGCAGATACAGCAAGCCATAACCCACTTAAGGCAAAAATATCGCATTGGTAAAAAACAATCCATCGCTGACGAGGATGGTGTTGGTGGCGGCGTTGTCGATAACTGCGGAATAGTTGGTTTTTCAAATAATGGCAGACCATTCGATGGCGAAAATTATCAAAACTTGCAATCCCAATGCGGTTACAAACTTGCTGAAAAAATCAACAATGCCGAAATGAATATTGACTGCGATCTTTCGGAAGAAGACAAGGAGTGTATCATAAACGAATTACAACAACTACAAACCTACGATGTGGATTCGGACGGCAAACTGAAAATAAAACCAAAAGAATTGATAAAACAAGACATCGGACATTCTCCGGACTGGCGAGACTTGTTTTTGATGCGTTCTTACTTTGAATACAAAAATCCAAAATACAAAGATCCGTCCGGATATTTCCCTCATTAAAACCGACAAGAAATGTTCATACAGCCCACAGTGATAATTCACATGACATATAATCGACCTCAACCAAATTTAGTGTATTACCTAATAAATTACAAGCCATGAAAATTGAAGACATTTTCCAAAAAAAAACCGAACGTGAAAAAATCGAAGAATTAAAGTCGGGACGCCTTGCTCCGCAACCGGAAAGAGACGAAGCAATCAAAGCTCTTGATATTACAGAACATGATATCAATAATGAATCGCTTCGACCTAACAAACAGGTTAAGGTGCCGGCAGAATTGACCGAAGAAGAAATCGAAAAGAACGTTAAAAAACCGGATACAACAAAACCAGTTCCCGTTGCTCGCATCGCACTCGCTTTGCAAAAACTAATCATCAAACGTGCCGTTGCTTTCTTGTTTGGCAATCCTGTCAATTACAGTGCCAGTCCGGAAGACGAAAACCAAAAGCAAATACTTAAGGCTTTGAAACGTATTTTGCATGACATTAAAAGCAATTCGGTAAACAGAAGGATTGCACGTGCTGTGTTTGGATTCAAAGAATGTGCAGAATTGTGGTATCCTGTTCCAGTAGAAAAAACAAAAACAGGCAACGGCATTGTCAGCAAAGTTAAAGATTTTATCAATAATGCAATCGGCAATAAGTATCATACAAATTACGGATTTCAGTCAGCGTTCAAGCTTCGTTGCACCATATTTTCTCCTGCGTTTGGCGATGTGCTATATCCATACTTCGATGAAACAGGCGACATGATTGCTTTTTCTCGTGAATTTAGTCGTACAGAAAAAGCAAATGAAGGTGATAAAGAGGTGACCTATTTTGAAACCTACACCGATACTCATCATTGGCTTTGGCAACAAAAAGGGGGCGATTTTGAAATTGTAAAAGGCTACCCAAAACCAAACGCTATTGGCAAAATCCCGGTTGTGTATGCGTATCAAGAAGAATTTGAAACGCAAGATGTAAACTCGTTGATCGACCGTTTGGAAACGCTGTTGAGTAACTTTGCCGACACGAATGATTACCATGCAAGTCCAAAAATTGTTGTAAAAGGTGAATTGATTGGATTTTCTCAAAAAGGCGAAAGCGGAGCAATTTTACAATTAGACGGCGACAATGCAAGTGCCGACTATCTGTCATGGGCTCACGCACCGGAAAGCGTAAAACTCGAAGTAGACACCCTTTTGCGAATGATTTACACCATAACGCAAACGCCCGACATTTCTTTCGATACCGTCAAAGGATTGGGAACGTTAAGTGGAATCGCTTTGAAGCTGTTGTTTATGGATGCACATTTGAAGGTGCAAGACAAGCGTGAAATTTTTGATGAATACTTGCAACGCCGTGTCAATATCATTAAGGCATTTATCGGTAAATTCTGCAATCAACTCGAAGTTCATTGCAGTGAATTTGAAATTGAACCCGAGATAATCCCTTACATCATCACATCGGAGATCGACGAGGTAAAGTTCTGGACGGAAGCCAATGGCGGAAAACCACTTGTTTCGCACAAACAGTCTGTTAAATCAGCAAACCTTTCACAAGACACAGATGCAGATTGGGACCAAATTGTCACGGAAGAAGATAAAGAAAACTACAGCAACATATTTGAGCCAACCAAATAGTGTCTAAAAACAAGCGTACACATAACAACTACGATCCGCGAGAAATGCAGCGGCTCTTAAACCAACTTCAACAGCTGGTTTATGCTACTTATTCCGCATCGCTAAAAACACCAAGCATAAAACAAGTGATTGCAAATGGAAGTGTAAGCGTATGTTTTTTTCTAAATCAAAACCAAGCGGCAAACAGAGCCATTGACAGCGAACTTCGCAAAATGGCGATGAATATGGATGCTGCAATGAAACAAGAATTTTTGAGGGCTTGGCAAAGTGGCGTGGACGATGCTTTTGGAAAGATAGATCACGGTTTGCCCGGAGCATTGGAAACTGAAATGCAGAAATTAGCAACAGACATACATCAGCAAAGAGCGTTGTCTGTTTACAACCAAAAACATGGCGATTCGAATATCTCTGATCGTATTTGGAATTTATGTGAAACTTCAAAAAAAGAAATCGAGGTTATTATTCAAAACGGAATCAAAGAGGGCAAGAGTGCAGATGACATACAGCGAAGTTTGAAAGGCTATTTGAATGATCCGGACAAGTTGTT